CGTTTGCATAAGCATCCACGCCGAAGGAAGAGAAATATGAAGTATATCCTCCTATTTCTTTCCATGTGCCGGTAGTGATCTTTTGCTTAGATCCTCCGAATATTGATTTAATTGCATTTCTGAAACTCATTCTCTGGCTCATTTATTACCTCAAGTAGTGCATGAATTCTTCGTAGTGGTTGTTATATCCGACCATGCCGTTAAGCAAGGCCACCATTCCGTCTATTCTCCTGGTTGCCCCGGACTTAACCGGTTGGATTGTATTTATCCCGTCGCGGTTCGTAGATTTCACCGCCGTGTTCAGCAGACACCAGCGCATGATGGGGTTGTTCTGATAAATTACTTTGTGTTCCTCAAGTAATGCCCCTAACTGCTTCATAGCGTAAGACCATGTCGTCGGACCCTGTGGTATCTTCTCCATGTCGAATCCGTATTCCTCCATCTGCGGCGCCCAATAACCGGCTAATGCCCTGTCATAGCAAACCCATAACGGTCTGATGTCGTGCTTCTCTACGAGGTCGGTGAACCATTTAGTAACTTGGTTGTAGTCCACTGCCGCGCCCTCGCATACCGTCAGCCACCCTTGTTCCGCCCATAACCTGTATGGCGCTTCCCTCGCTCCGCTTCCCTCTACCGCGTCAACCCTTGACTGTGGCAGGAAGAATTGGGCTAAGACGTAATAGTTCTCGTCATTCGGCTTCCTGATTATTACCCCCGCGCACGTTAGGTCGGTCGTAGAGGATAAATCGGTAAAACCTATCGCATAACTTTTTTCAAGTTGTGCCATAGCCACTACCTTTTCGTTTACACATGCCTCATAAGGGAGCCATGCCTCGTTAGTGTTTTCGGGAATATTGAAGTCTTTAGTAAGTAATGTGGGCAAGAACTTCGGGTCCCGTTTCGCTTTCTCTACATTGTCAGCTAGTGTGGAATAAGATTTGATTGAACCCAGTCCTGGATTGGCTTTCTCCCAGCACTCTGGCTTAGTCCATTCTTCCCTACTGTCGAGTTCATAAATTAATGGTAGAAGCCTGTAATCTTCAAATCCAGGTTCCCATAAAGCCACTTTGGAGCAGTAGTCGTATTTGTCATCGAAGAACGCTTCCCTTACAAACCCGTTTGTGCTTATCAGCCATGCTAAAGGTTGCTCCCTTGACTGTTGGGACTGCACCATTACGTCATAAACCTTGCTGTCCCTTGCTTCATGGAATTCGTCCTGTGAGAAGAAATGAGCGTTCAGTCCATCCATCGTCGTGCTATCAGATGCCAATGCCTTGATTAACGAGAATGTTGCGGGAAAGTAGATATCCGACTGGCGCTTCTTAGTCACTGCCTTTAGTGCTGGTGACTGCGCCCTCATATTCACTGCCTCGTTGAAAACTATCTTAGCCTGGTCGAGCTTGTTCGCGCAGGTGTATATCTCCGCGCCTTTTTCTCCGTCTGCTATAAGCGAATACAATGTGACCGCTGCCGTTTCCGTCGACTTGCCGTTCTTCCTCGCCCTGATATCCACTACTTCCCTGAACCTCCTGTGCCCTGTGCCTTTTTCAAGCCACCCGTATGCGAGCTGTATCTTCGCTTTCTGGAATAGTTCCAGTTCGATAGGCTGTCCGCCCCATTTGCCTTTGGAGTTCTTGCAGAACCTCTCGATGAACTCGATAGGTCTTGCTCCCTCCTCCTCGTCAAAGTAAAAATCTTTAGGAGGGTTCTTTATCCAATTCACCTCGCGCTGGTAAAGTTTTTTAATCTTCGTACACGCGCTTATTTCGCCGCTATTGATTTTTTCAAGGTACATTGAAACAAAATTCATTTCCTTATTGCGAATCGCATCATCTCATTACTGACATCTACCGCTGCTGGTTCGGGCAGGGCGTCTTTCAGCTGTTTGATGATGGACTGGTAGTTTTTATTCATGGTGTTATAAAGCCTCGCGACTGGTCTTTCCCTTTCGTAAGGCGCAAGGTCTTTTGACTGCACGAAGCTCTCGACATATCCTTTGTCGTCAAGGTCCTGCTCGTAGTCCTCAAGTGTCGCCCTCATATATGCGGCGCGCTTGATAAGACCGTCATAGAGGGCCTTCGTATCTTTAGGCAATTCTTTGAACAGTGTCCTTAGTCTTCTATCTTCTGCTTTTATCCGTTCTTCTTTTGTTTTCGTATCCATTAAATCTCCTATGTAGGGGGTTATGTGCGCATCGGTCGGTATTTGAGAGGATTGGCCACGATGTAGCTATTCCCCAGTATCTGCCTGATTTATAGGGGGGTATCACACTGGTACTGCCTGCCCGTCCTCGTCGAATACATATCCTGACGGTAAGTCCCCTGTGTTTCCTGCCGTCCTCTTTGAATGGCACTCCTTGCAGAGCGACATCAGGTTGTCCTGGTTGAGCGATATCTCATAGCTCTCAATGTTGTCATCTGTCAGAGGTATAATGTGATGAACCTCTCTCGCCGTCCCTCCGCAGTCATGGCACGTGTACATATCCTTATGGAGCCTCTGCTGTCTCGCCTGCCTCCATAGTTTGGAATGATAGAACTGCTGACGTGTCATTATCTTGTCATTTTTTTCCTTTTCAACGCCTGCCTTTCGG